CTGTGAACGAATCAGGTGATCTGCGAATCGCATCTTCGATCCACCACCTATGAGATCGTCACGGACGATGAGGAATCCCTCATGCTCCTCTACAACGGGAGGGGGGAGAGTATCCTTCCAGTAAGGAATCAAGTCTAAGTAGTCTTCTGCTGTCTGTGTGAATAGACTCATACTATTTTCAACTTACTAAAGTTATTCTTCTTATTGAATACCATCATGTTATTAAACTTATCTGCTAACTGATCTGCCTTATGACTAATAATATAAACATTACATCGAGAGCCTAAGTTATGAAGTAGTTTCATAAACTCGTCTGTACCCCCTGAATCTAAAGATGAATCAAACACCTCGTCAAGAATTAGTAAGTTAGTGTTAGCACTGTTCTTCAACCTAGCAATTTCTCGCCATGTTAGTAGTATTGCTAAGTCGATCCTAAGTTTTTCTCCTTCACTGAAACTCATATAACTAAAGTCATCTCGATGTCTAGACTTGATAGTTTCATTGAAGTTTTCATCTAGATTGAACTGGGCAAAGAAATCCATAACAGTTAGATACTTGTTAATAAGTTTGTTCATGGTAGGAAGGTAGTGTCGGATGATCTTAGATTTGATCCCACTGTCCTTTAATAGTGCCATTGCATACTCACCAAGAACTTTCTCTTCTTTGAGTTCCTGCTGCTTCTCTACTTGTTCTTTGCCTTCCCTCGCAAGATTCTTAAGAATGTCCTTCTCTTTGAGGTTCTCTTTGTCGATGGACATGAGCCTACTATACTCTTTTTGATTCTTCGTGATGTAACTTTGATTGGCTCGGATCGTCGTGTTGTGGTTACTAATTTCCTTTTCTTTCTCACGAATTCGACCGAGTGTTTCTGAATACTCATCTAACTTCTTCTCCACAGCATCTATGCTTGTTTCATGATCAACTCGAATTTTATTCTTATCTTGCTTCTCTTCCTCAATCAGTGAACAGATTTTGTTCTTGTGATCCTCGGCGATTGGCTGACGACAAGTCGAGCAGTTATCGTTCTCTGTGTAGAACTTCATCTCTTTCTCTAACCGAGTTAACATCTGCTCTGTCTGATTCAACTTCTTCGTTAGTTCGCGGAACGTCTTCTTAGTTTCATCTTGCTCCGACAGACCAAGCAACAGACTATCAACTTCTGTCTGTAGAGCGTCAATAGAAGACTCTAACTCTGTGATATTATCTTCTGTATTCTTAATGTCAGTCATGATCACTTCGAGGTTGTCTTCGTTTTGTTTCTGTAGAGTCTCGATCATCTTTTTATGAACAGAAACCTTCTCGACAATCACTTCGATCCTTTGATCTATAATGCCAATACTTTCCTTCACTTCAGAATATTTACTTTTCATAAGTGTATTCATTGTGGAGAAAATCTGAATATCTAGAATATCCTCGATCACTTCTCTGCGGTCTGCGGCAGGCAACTGCATGAAAGGAACGAATGATGAACTACCAAGAATCACCACCTGAGTAAATGACTTGTAGTTCATTTTCAAGATCTGTTCTTCAAGCATTCGTTGATAGTCCTTCGCCTTGGCATCCTGATGTAGCATTACATCGTTCTTAAAGATCTCAAAGATCTTGGGTGCCAAACCACGACGAACTTTATAATCATCTTTTCCAATTGAGAACTCGACCTCAACAACGCAGTGCTTCTGGTTAATGCTGTTTACTAACTGAGGAATGTTTACCTTACGAAACGGCTTACCAAACAGACCGAATGTAATAGAATCAAGCAGGGCAAAAGACTTACCCTGTCCGTTCGATCCTGACACCAGAACCATAGAATATTTGTCGAGATATATTTCTGTGAAATAGTTTCCGAAAGAACCGAAGTTCTTGAATCGGACAGTTTTAAATTCAATCATACAGACAACGACTCCATATACAAATCACGAATCATTAATTTTAACTTAGTCTTCTGCTCTTCGTTTAGTTCTTTCATATCATTTACTTCATTAGATATGATCGAAACAGTATCCAAAGATAGATCAACATCCTCTTCTAGCCCATCTTCGTCACCGTAGTCTTCTACTACTGTCACGTTAGATACTGGTACATCATACAGGTTGTCTAAGAATCTGTCAAACAAATATGGTTTAGTTTTGTTGTCAACGAACAACTTAACATAGGCATTTTTATATTCACTGAATGGGAATTTGCCGATGTCAAAGTTTTGGCTATCATCATATGAGATCTTGAAGAACTTCTTTCTCGGGTTCTCGATAAACTCTAAGTCTCGCGTCTCTGTGTCAAATACATGAAAGCCTTTTCTATCATTTAGATCACTAAAGGTAATCTGATACTGCGTACCAAGATACGTCACGTTGTTCTGGACACTACGGCTGTGGAAGTGACCAGACAGAACCATGTCAAATCTCCTCAGACATTCGTCAGACATCCCACCATCGAACGGCAGTCCTCTCATCACCTCGTAACCATTCAGTTCAAAGTGACCACAGATAATGTTACTCTTCGTGTTCTTTAGATACTCTAAAGTCTTCTCACGATTCTCGCTGTTTACCCACGGAACCATACCAACTTTTACGCCATCAAATTCTAGATCGACAGGTTGCTGATATATAAAGAAGTTCGAGTAACGATCACCGAACAACTCATTAACAGAATTCAAATCGTTAGTGTTCTTATAGAACGTATCGTGATTACCTACAATACAATGAACAGTAATACCTTCACGAAGAAAAGGCTCCATGAACTGGTTACGAACACTGTTCAGTGTATTGAAGTTGACAAACTTTCGTCTGTCCATAAGATCACCTAAATGAAGAACAGTATCAATGTTGTTCTTCTTCAGGTATGGAAAAAACTGTTCACGAAAAAAGTCCGTGAAGTAATCTATAAATATTTGACTATCTGATCTTGCGCCCCAATGGGTATCATTTATTATTGCTATCTTCATTTACATCCTCAAAACATGAAGTCAAGCCGGCTTGAGTTTTCTTCTTACTCTTTTTAGGCTCAAACTTCTTTAAGTCATTATCATTTAACTGAAAGAAATCTTTCATTGCTTGATCTGGATTCTTGTCAAAGTAGTTCTCCTTGAACCACTTATGAATATGTCCACCATGATCACCTTCTTCGATCATCTTAAACTTAACGTATGACTGCTTCTTTTCTTTCTCAATACGCCTAAGAAAGGCATAGTAAATAATTTGTGTAAAATATGAGAAAGGATTCTTTGACTTTTCTGGATTGAAATTATGTGCATATAATATACAGTTCTCAATTGCATCTCCAATCATTTCTTCAACAAAAGGATAGTTCATAAAGTTAGGTTTAAGGGCAAGATTAGTTGCAATCTTGATAAAGCATTCCCCAATATACTCTGTCATTGGAGGTTTTGGATCACCATTACTTTCTGCAAGAACTACTTTTTCTTTCCACTCAGACATTTTCACGAAGAACAATTTGTTATCGATATAATGATTTGTACTTTTCTTCTTGGCCATGAATCACATCCTTTGAACATACTATACACTCGATTTAGTTTTTGTCAAGTTTATCCTTGACAGTTTTGGGTTTACCCATATAATTTCACTTGTGAAGACGAAAAAGAAACCCTCTAGAAACACCGGATATACTAGGTGGGAGGGATCCAACGATCCCACAACTTCAACAATTCGACAGTGACTGCGGCTAACTGCATTTCTAAGTGTTTTGGTTTTCTTGGTTTACTAAGAAGAGGCATGTTACATTCTTTAGGTTTCTTATTTCCTTTTTTAGAATTACAAGGTGCGCAAGAAGTTGTCAAATTCGTCCAAGAAGAATCTCCGCCTCTAGATCTAGGTGTTACATGATCGATTGTAAGGTTCTTACTATTTTTTGTTTTTATTCCACAGTATTGACAAGTCCATTTATCTCTTTTGAAAATATTCTTCCTAGTAGGTAAGTGGGATTGATGTGGACTCAAAACATATCTAAGTAAAATTAAAGCGACTGGTAATGGATATGTGCCTTTAGGTGTCTTGATTTTATATGTTTTCGAGAATGAATAAGGCTGAACAGCCTTCCCAGACTCTACCAGAGCAACTGCTTTTTTCCAATCGATTACATTTAATACTTCTTCAGAAGCGTTGAGGAGCAAGACTTCTTTATCCATTTGGTCTCCAAATTATTTGAGATAGTCGTCGATATCCGAACTCCAATCAGTCAGTCTATTGCCAAAGTCTGGGTGAGTCTTATCATCCCCAGTGTATTCTTCTGATATTTTTTCTGAGTTCATGTTCTCGAATAAAAACTCAGACATCTGATCAGGTTTAATAATACCCTGATCTAACATTTTCTTGAGCATCTCGGGTGGAATCATTAGAGTCATTACAATAAACTCTTGCATCTCATCATCGTCTAAATCATCAAGTCCATCTACACCATCAAGTTGATCTGCCAATTCGTCATACATCTTCTTCATGGCATCATCTACGTTTTTGTTTACATCAAATAAATCACTTAACGGATTCTTTGGTGGAGTTGAATTTGGATTTGTCTCATCATCGTAGTTTATTACGCTTCTCTTCTTTTTAAGTTCTTCCTCTCTCTTCTTTTCTATGGTGTAGAGTTTTTCTGTTTCCCCTGTGGGGTTTAGAAACGCAAGAATACTCTCTTGCTGAATTGTAATCTCATCACCATCAGCAAACGCAGTCCAACTCTGAAGCATGGTAACATCTTTCTTCATGCCGCTCATTGGATCGATTACTGATTGTGTTCTGAATAAGAAGGGTTTCTGTAGAGTCAATTTCTTTCGATCTGACTTTACTATCTTTGCTATCACATCATCTCCATTTTTCAATCGGATGATTCTGCTCGTAATCTCATCAGTCATAATCATCTCCTTATATGAATTTTCGATATCTCATAATCAAACTTCTCATTAGTATATATTTTGATTCTCTCTCCAAGATGTCGGAAAGTATGATTTTCGTATTTTCCTATGGAGAGATCATCTGAAAGATCAAACAACTTTACTTTCTGTTTCCTATCTGATTTTCTTAGTCCTCTGCCTATACTTTGAAGAACTCTTACAACAGATTTAGAAGGGCTAGCGAAAACAATGTTATCAATATTCCTAATATTAATGCCAGTAGAGCAGGTTCCGTAAGACGCGACCAGAACCGAGTTAGTTTTCCTATCAACGATCTTGCGAATCTCTTCCCGTTGTATGACATCTGTTGCTCCGTGTATGAGGAAAGTCTCTTTATCTCCTTGACTAATCAATTCATACAACGGTTTCCCGTGCTTCTCCACATAGTTGAAGAGGACTAGAGTATTACCCTTTAACCTGTTGGTTAGTTCGGCAATAAACTGGTTTCTCTTTTCATGAGTAACAATCCATTCTATTTCATCCTGATATTTTTTTCTCTTCATAAACTCCTTCTCGTCTTTAGTATACTGCAACGTAAGGCAGTTAATACTTAAAGTTGAGAGAAGTTTCTTATCCATTAAGTTCTTGGTTGTCGTAACCTGAAACACTCTACCAAAGAGTCCTTCGATTACGAGTTTGTGTGTCTGTGTTCCGTCGAGTGTGCCTGTAGTTCCTATTCGATAGTAGCAGTCATCTAGATTCGACATTAGAGTCGATAGTGATTTGGCTTTAAATAAGTGGCATTCATCACCAAACACACAACCGAATTTTGAAAAATATTCTTTTGGCATTTGATACAAACTCTGCCAAGTTGATATAATAATTCTCTTATCTGTTTCTTTCGACTGACCACTGAATACTTGATGGCAGTTGGACATACAATCCCAATCATCATTCGATGAGTAGTCTTTGAAGTCTTCAAGCATCTGTGATACAAGACCTGTGGTTGGAACAATAATCAACAACTTCTTATCTGGGGGCAGCACTTCCATATAGTAACGCATTAGAGTATAGATGATCAGCGACTTCCCAGACGCAGTAGGAGACAGCAGGAGACATCTCTTGGTATTCAATGCGTGCTGAATAGCATTCACTTGATGTAAGTGTGGTTTAATTGCTTTATTATTTGCTACGATGGACAGAGAGTCAATAAACTCCGTAACGTCGCTCTGAGAGAACTCTGAGGACGGTAGAGAGTCCTTCAGCGTTTCCTCTAACTGGATAGTATATTTTCTATCCTTAGCGAACTGAATGACGTAATCCAGTAAACCTCGGTAGATAGTCTGCTTGTATAGGTTGAATAATTTGATAGTGCCGTCCCACTGCTTCTTTTTATAAGCAGGACTGAACTCATGATTTGGCACTTTGAACGTGAAGAAGTCAGATAACTCTTTTGCTATCCACCTTTCACAATCCAATTTTACATATACGGAATCTAAATGTAGAACAGAAATATCACTCATACACTATATGTATGAGTTATCCGCCGTTAGAAAATTTAGCCCAGTCGATTGCAGATCGAATATACCACTGTCGGTTGTTGATGATCTTTACTACCCCTTCGAGATACTTGACCTTTTCTTCCTGTAGGGCAAGACGATGGGACTGGATGATCAGTTCACGATCAGATTCAATGAACTGATCAGTATCAGCACGAAGAACATTGAGAGGAAACGGCTCCCAGTTTCTTTGCTTTAGTTCTTCATCGCCCATCTTACCAGTGTAATATAGCCACTTATCTTTGCGGAGTGTCTTATACTCTGCCTGCATCTTCTTAAACAACAACGTCTCATCCGTGAATAAGATAAGATACTTATTGTGAAGTTGGGGTGTTTTGATGGACTCGATATCCAATTCGGTTCGATCCATCTCTAGGTCTTTGCTGACCATCTCACGAATATCATTCAGGTTCATACTGTAGAGAAGTCCATACTATTAAACTTAAACTGAGTAGATACTATTATAGGGTCTGGATCAGTAGTTGTCAAATCAAAGTTAATAGAATCAATACTTATTGGAAACATTTTTTGAAATGCTACTTTGATATTAGGCCTATAAGAGTTATTAAGAATTATTAGAGATCCATCTTCGTATGGGGTAAGATCATCTACTGGTAGGTTGTCTTTAGGCACTTCACCACGAATCCAGTTAAATATCTCTAGATAGTTTTTCAGATCTTCATCGACAATAAAAGATAGAGATAGTTCACCATAAGTTATTCTACCTCCTGTATTGAAAACAGGCTCGGCGTATGTTGATTTGGTTTCTGGGTAGTCAACAGTTGTATCGGGAATATTGGCTTGTTGGATATAGAAATTAGTATTAGGAATCTTGTTCAGTGTGAACTTGAAACTGTTACTCTTCAAATAGTTTACTGCGTCGGGTGCATTTCCTGACATATTATTCTCCCAATAAAGTATGTATATAAAAAAACACAGCCCCCCATGAGGAGGGCTGTGAATTTATGCTACCTTAGAATTAAATTCAAGGCTCAGCGGGGTGATTAAGAGCCTGGTTCTGACCGTGGAGGTTAAGAACTTCGAAGATACGATAGTACTGGTTAATACCAGTGACATCGATCTGCCCATTAGAACCGAAGCCTCCAACGAAGGGGTTGGCAACCATTCCGTAACGGGTCTTGAACCCGATACGAGGCTGGAAGGTATCCTCACCAACCGCACGAACCATCTGTAGTGGAACGTAGGGGCAGTAGAACATACCAGCATCGTAGGGACTAGAACCTCTGTAACCTACGCAGATGAAGTTTCGTGATCCAGCGTAGGGATCAATGTAAACCTTCATCTTACCATTGAGAACACCAGCGAAGGTGTTGCCAGTATCGTCAACATTAAGGCTGACGTTAAGGGCTGGTGAGATGTTGAGGAATCCACCCATTGCGAGGGCAGAAGCAACATCAGACGAGCAGATGATGAAGTTACCCTTACCGCGTCGAGTTTCCTTAGCAATCGCGTTGGCTTCACGTTCGATCTGGAACATGAGTCCACGGAAGCGTTCTGCACTCCAACGTCCGTCAGCATCACGGTTGACATCATAGATACCACCAGTGAGTCCTGCTCTAACGTGCGAGGTGCGGAACACACCATCACCGGTGATACCGACCTTGGCACCGGCGGATGCGAAGGTAAGATCTGCGTTTCTAGCGCCAAGTTTGGCGTTGAAGTAGATTCGACGAATAACTTCTCGGTTGATTTCTGCGAGGATTTCAGTCGAGAGGATGTTAGCGAGTTCGCTTTCAGCATCAAGTCCGTGAACGGCCTTGAGGTCTTGAGCGAGTTCAGTGGTGTACTGAGCCTTGAGGGCACGAGTCTTTGCTTCAACAGCAACTCGTTCGATGGTGAATGCCATCTCGCGGAAACCGTGGTTCACGATACCACCGAGTTTTTCTGCCACTTCAACTTCCATACCGCCGGCGAGGGCTGCTGAATAACTCG